CAATGGGAATTTCATTTTTGTGGTGTTGCCCAATCATCATCCCCGAATTCATTTATTTCTAAAGGTTCACCATGATAACTACAAGGCTCACTTTCGGGTCCATCTTCATCAAAATCTATCCAGGTAACTATCTCACCTAATATAACAACAAACGCTCCAATAGGTGCTGTGATATATACCCACATTAATGAGCCTATTATTCGTAACAGTAGTCCATAGGTGTGTTGGCTCTTTTTAGATAGTATCTTAGAAAACCACATTAGCCCAACCCAACACCGCCAATAACCATCCAACGGAAGTTGTACTACCGAAGTCCCAATCTTTTATATTCTCGTCTGAACTATATACTACTAATCCATAGTTTATGCAACATAGTATTAGTGTACACCATTGTATTCCATTTATCCAATCCATCATTTGTTTCTCCTTATATTAAAAATTGTATTCACTATCACAGCCCATTGATATAGCGTTCTGATATGTACATACATCAATAGTAATGTTAATAAGAAAGTTAATAAGTATAACGCCATTTTTTAACTCCAATCATCTTTTATTTCATATTCTATGTTTATTGCAATATCTTTATTATCTGTATAATCTATAACTAACTCTTCTCCAATCTCTATATCTCTAATAGTAACTATATGTATATCTTTACTTATTACTTTATATATACAATTAGGCTTATATGAATGATTAGTAAATAAGCCATTCTTCGTTACATCACTACATACAACCTTACCATTTATTATACCCGCACCTATATGAGTAACTCCCAGATCAATACTTTCGGATATTCGTTGGGTGGCTATTAAGCCTAAGCCATGTATGTTTGATTTATCTATTTTGTACATTATATTAATTTAATACATTATTACTATGCGAGTCAAGCAATATTAATTTGCATGCTAAAATTTTTTACAGCGGTTTATACGCTAGTCAGACGCACCTAAAGTAAAGCTTTAACTAAACCGAAAAACCGAATGAAGATGTGATTTAAAAGCCCTTTCTACATCACAAAATGAGTGGGGGTGGGAAATAAACGGGAAAGTAAACATCCCAAAACCACCCCCGTTGTAAGTTAGGCCTCGGTGGCCTCTAATACTTCGTCCTCGTTAAAGAGGTCATCTGACGATCCGTCATCACAAAATTTTTGAACAATCTGTTTCACGAAAGTTCTTTCCGAATCAACCCCACCCGCGGCGTCGTATTGGGGATAGATACTAACTTCAGCCGCTTCTACTAATGAGAAGCCATCAAAAAGAAGACCCGATAGTTCTACTGTTGTTCTGGTACTAATACCACTACTTACTCTAGCAGTATCACTAGTAGCCTCACTACGAGTTAAACTAGCAATCTTAGCAACATTACCTAATACTTCTGAATCAACATGCGGGAACATATAAGTCAATAATTCATTTTCCTCATTTTCTGTGAGAACATCCATCTCCACGATTGTGAACCTGTCCATTAGAGCCTTATCCATAACCCTAGTAGATGTATATTCATTTCCAATATTTGCGGTAGCTACGAAAGTAACACCGTCAGCAACCTTGATAGTTTCTTGTCCATCAGCCTCGTCTAACCGAAGGTATCTCTGACCATAGTCTAATACCGTCATCAAAATATTCCAAGCATCAGGGTGAGCTCTACTTAACTCATCTAATAGTATCACCGCGTTTGGTGTCTGAATTGCTTTAACAAATTGTGACTCCGAAAAGTAAGTCCCTGATTTTTTCTCAAAGTGAACATTACCAATAAGTGTAGCCCGGGGATCCTGAGTAGCTCCTAAATTGAAGTAGTAATCAGGTCTGTCTAAAGCATTAACTAATGACTTGGCAGCCATAGTCTTACCACAACCCGCTGGACCAGTCATCATAATGTTCTTTCCTCTAACCCCTGACCGTATAAGGTATTTCCATTTAAGTTCGTTCATCATCAAGCCACGTGGTTTAAGACTGTAACTACTATGTATAAAATTTAGTACTTCCGCATGGTCAGTAGGTATCTCAACTGAAGTCATATCAGGTAGAGTAGGAGTAGTAGAAGCCTCAAACATTTCCATCGGGACCTTCCACCAATATATTCTACCATTTTTTCCTTCACGCCTCTCAAGGGCCATACCCTTATTAAATGCACCCTTACGAGTACTATTACTTATTTCTGATGTATACTTAGTGCCATCAGCAGACCAGGCGTTAAATCGATTGCCCGACATTTCTATTCTTACTACAACTGAATTTTTCATTAATTTTCCTTTTTGTTTATTTTTGTCATTCATCTTACTCTATAAGCTACGACATTTTTTATGCATAAGTCAAGTCTTTTTTTAAATTAATATCAATATATCACTTTATTTTTGTGACATATTTACATGCATTTCGTCACACGACACTATAAGCTATATAGTTGTATGTATCCCCTATAATTTAACGCCTTTTCCTGGCATAAGTCAAGTCTTTTTTTTAGAAGAACACACTATAATAGCTCTATCTTATATTGTTTGGGTTAGTAGTCCCAGATTTTGTTGTATTATACAACCATTCTGGCGTTTGTATTATACAACCATTTCGTTAGGACACGAAAATGGGGCCTTCAAAAGGAGTAAAGAAGACCCCTGTGCGAATGTAGCAAGAAAGGAATAAAGTGCTACACTCTAATTAATTGGAGCGGAATTTAGGAACTGCCCCTAACCCTCCAAACTGGTATGTCTGGTGTATCTCTCTTGATACCTATTCCGCAAATTTAATTCTATACTATAATATAACGCCTTTTTATTATACAAAACAAGCTTTTTTATGTGATATATAAGCCCCTTTTACATCACATTTAGTTATTAACATACTTATTAACAGGTTTTTGTAACAATGTGTGTGTTTTCTAGAGGGAAATTTTAAAAGCTTGATATGTATGACCACTATATAATTGTCTTTATCATATATTATAAATTCTATTATGAGTTAAGTTATAATATATCATTAACCCCTTTTCTCCCACTTTTCACCACTGCTACCCATTAATATGTATATCAAATTAACTACTATATCAATTTGGTAAGTCGTCATTTTTTATCTTATCCGCTTCTCTTTTCATCATCTCTATGAACTCATTCGCTTTCAAATTGTGGTGCTCCATTAAGTGGTGGAACATCATACCATCAGCCACAGCTTTAGTGCGGGTAATAAATTGTATTATAAATAACACTATAAACATTAGTATCATTTTTGGCCACGTAAGGTATATACCCATTATGTATCCTATCAGTAAATATAGTATACATTGGAATATTGTTAAGTTGTTTCTGTTACTCAAAAATGATGTAATTAAATTTTTCAAAGTCTTCAACATATATGTCGTTTACCCTCTGTAATGTTTTCTTGTTTTGTAAATAATTTGCATGTATATGGGCTGGTATAGGACAACCTATTCTCCATTTGTTATATTGACTACTACGATAACCTACAGGCATATAACCAGATAAATAGAATAATGTATCACTCTCCCATTTATTACCACTAACTATATATTTTATTAGTTTTTCTTCAGATAGTATACCACCATACAGTAGACCTTCCATCTCTACAGTTTTATTTTCAAACTTCAATATATTTACGTTGTCATCTACATAGTTTACCATTGGTTGAAATAATTTCTGTGGGTTATTCTTCTTTAGATTTTTAAAGTCTACTTTTGATAACCCCTCTATCCATTCATCAAAGGTTTTATTATATGGATTAGCTGTGACTGGTCCCCACATAACACTCTCTACTATATTTACTGAATCACCATTAGTTGCTAAATTTTTCCATCCTGGTTGTCTTTTAAAGAATTCATATAAGCTAACCAATCTATCATAAGGGTTTCTTACAAATGCAAAAGCATAATCCCATTTATCATAAGAAAGACTACCTATATCAAAACTTAAATATTCATGTATAGTATTATGTCTTTTTGTATGATCCTTTAATTCAAAGAATGTCTCTACTCCATAACCACCGCATCTAGGTATATGGATAAATAATATTTTCTCTTTTTCACATATCATGACTTTAAATACTCCTCTAATAATTCTGGTTTTTCAAGGGCTTCAAATTTGTATTTTCTATGAAATGCATTGTGACATTTCCAACACAATACTACTCCATTATTTTTATCGTATCTATCTTTAGGAAATTTATCCCAACTCTTTCTATGATGTGCGTGGAGAACTCGTGTTGTCTTTCTTTTCTTATTACATTTTTCACAAACATAGAATTTACTCACTCCCTTTTTTGCCTTATTGAACTCAAATACATTCTTTCGCCATGTCCTATACTTTAACTCCGACTTTGACGTTTTCCATCTATTACCCTTGCCAAATCGGGCTGTGAATCTATTTTTAAAGTTCATTTACCACCACCAATTTACAAAACTATATCTCGTACCTTTTGTTACTGTTTCAATTTCATGTGGATATATAAATAGTGAAGGCCACACTATTATATCTCCTTGTTTTAAATCTAATTTTAAATCCCGTATAAACACCCTACCACCTTCATAGTCATCGTTTAATACTCCAAGTGTACTCAACACTGGTATACCTCTTTTAGTTCCGTCAAAGACCGAATATATATGATCTATATGTCTTTTAAAATTAGTGCCGGGTTTATATTTATTTACTCTTGGAAGAGAACATTGTCCAACTATATTGTTATGTCCGGGTTGATCAATTCCTAATTTTAGTTGTTCCCTATCCATGTATGCAAGATAAAATCTAATCGCAGCATCTGTAAAAAATTTTATGTCTTCTTTTACATCATCATCTGCAGAGTCATTGGTTAACATTTCACATTCATTTTGCAAATCTCTGTTAACTTTCTTAACTTGATTTTGATTATCTTTGTAAGTCCATTGATTTTTAATCCACTTGGAATTACCCATTCTTTCTATTAAATCTTCACAAACTTCTTCTGGAATTATTCTCTTTACAACATGTATGAAATCGTTTACATTAGCCATTTGCTATGATCTATAGTAATTTCATATTTTGTTAAGTACCCACAATCACCACACCAATGAGGCTTACATTTGTGGTCACTATACATAGTTGTGTGTTCCTTACAATATTCTTTCGCTTGTAACTGGTGGTATGTATCTTGAAACATTAACATATCACGCATTTCGTTTACTAATATATCTTGCCAACATGTTTTACAAAACTTTGTTTTGATTATCTTACGAGAGCGTTTCTTCGTTTTTGAAGGTTTCTTCGTTTTTGAAGGGGGGCTCATTACCTTCCCCTCACGAATTTTTTTTCACACATACTATAAACCCTTTTCGTTTATACTGAGAATCAATGATTCCATTTCTTTTCTCATTTCATCACTTTCTTGTTCTAACAAAGATACTCTATCTTCCATAGTTTCATTTGAAACATCCGATTCTATCTCATCAACAACATCTTTATCAAGACACCACAACATAGATTGTAATTGTTTTCTTAAACCAGATATGTTATCACCAACTACTTCCAAATCCATGGTGTGTGCCATAGGTTCACCAGTTTCATCATCATAATATACTTCCTGAATACTTAGCCATTCATCACCATCTTTTGTTTGTCTTACTATTCTGTAATCCCATGTATCACTCATTTTATAATCCTCTTTCTATGCCAAAAAAGTCTTCTAACTCAGCGACCACCATTTCAGCTATTTTCTTTTTGGTTTTTAACTCAAAAATATCAGCGTCTTCCCAATATTTGAGAGACCTGACTACTTTTAGTTCTGCTTTTAATCTTTGTTGTTTTGTCATAATATTATTGTGCGAAAAATAAAAACATACTTAACATTATAAGTTTGTCTAATATCCACAGGACTATTAAGATTGTTAACTTTCTATCTACATTTAAGTTCATAACCTACTTTCTCCTTCAATATCATACTACCTTTCGGCGGTCACCTTGTATTCGTTTATTTTAAGATTGATTGCTGTTCGACCAATCGTATGATAATTTTCCCGCTGTTTACGGAATTACATTAGTTGCAACTGGACCTTTGTCACTTGT